AGGCAAGAAACCTTGGGAATAAAGGAGAACGTATAAAATGGCTAATTATTTCAGCAAATATCAAGGGCGCGGTGGCCCAGCAATAGCACCCGGCATTGTCCAGATGATGGGCAGCATTGGCGATGAGTATGCGAAGGGCATTGAGGGGCTGGCCGAAGGGATTGATAAGTACCGGCAGAACAAGGAAAAACGTGAAATCCTGACTGAGAAAGGGGAGTGGGTCGCTAACCAAAAAATGCAAAACTTGGCAGCGTGGATCGAAGAAGACCCCCAACGGATAGACTCCAAGGAACACGACGAAAAGCTCAAAGACATTCAGAAATTCGGGGAAGGGATTGTCGATATGCCCCTCGGCAAACTGGAATCCGCCATATCCAACTACGCGATGGATGTGGAACTCGAAAACCGGCGACAAACGAGGGAGATACAGAAAGCGGAAGTGGAGGAATCTAGGCGTCGGTTTGATGCGGGGCAGGAAGCCACACAGAATCGGTTTGAGGCGGGGCAGGAAGCCGCCAGCCGAGCGGAAAACAGAACGATTGAAGACCGGAAGGAGGCGCGAGGGAAAGAGGATGCCTCAAGAGAAGTGCATAAAGCCTTCGCCGCAATTCCGACGCAGACGGAGACTTCAAGAGCCGGGTACTTTGAGGAAAGGAAAGTTCCAAAAGCTCCAGCCGGAACAACGCCGACGAAAAATTATGATTCGTCAGAGGCGCGTATTGGAGATGCGGTTTCGATAATAAACGACACGATTAAATCGAAGCAGAAAGCACTGGGTAAGTTTGAAAAAGAGCTAACGGATCTGTATGAAAACAACACCGTAAAACCTCACGGAATAATTTTTGATAAAGACCGAGATGTGTTCAATGCAACGAAAGGTGCGAAGTCCCGTCTTGAAAAAGATATTTCCGCGCTCGAAATGGACAGAGAATCTCTGGACGAAGCCTCTCCAATTCAAACATCGGACGAAGACCGACTGGAAGTATTAAACAGATATGTCACTCCACTCGAACCAATGCAAGTTGGTGCAGATGTAGGAGAAGCCCCGGCTGCGCTAACGGAGTACATTTGGAATCCTCCATCAAAAGGAACCCGACCAACCACGCAAATCGAGCGTCACCGCAAGATGCAAGAAATTCTTGTCGAACATGGTGGAGACTTGGGGATGGATGAGTTGGGTAAATTTAGAAAAGAAATGGGCAAGCTCGACCCGAACCAGCCGAGTCCGTTTAGGTATGAGAAAGGCCCGAACAACACTTGGTTGGCCACGCACCAAGGCACTGGAGCTACGGTTAATCTTGGGCAAGAGGGCCACATGAGCGCAACAGAGATTGGGTACATCCACAAGCGAGCAGATACTCAACTCAAGAGTCTCACGGAGGCGAAGAAGTTTCTTGAAAAAGCCCTATTCGAGTATGATGAAAAAGCCGCCGATGGTATGTCGAGCGAGGCAGAACTCAAGCCACTCAAAGACCGCTTGGAACGTGCCAAAGCGGCACTCGAACAAGAACAACCAATCCTAAAATACGGCTCCGGCGGCTGGGAAAACTAAATGCCCATTATAAAAATAGAAGGGGTTGGCCGCGCCCAGTTTCCAGACACGATGGAGCGGGACGAGATTGAAGCGGCTATTCAGCTTCGCTACGGGAAGCACCTAAACGAGTTACGCCAGCAAAAGCGCGAGGTCGAGTTCCAGCAAGCCCAAGAGGCCGCTCAAAAAGTTGCCGACGAACAGGGCATTTGGGACAGCTTCACCGAAGGCATGGGGCGGGCGAAGGATGATTTCATTCTTGGCAAGACCCTACTGGAACTCGACCACGCCGACGCTCAAGAACTCCTAGAAGAAGAATACCGAAACTGGAAGATCACGCCGCGAGCCGACGAGGCCGATATGTTAAGTGTGCGTGGAATCGGCAACATGGTGGGCGAAGCGGGGGTTACGATTGGCCCCACCATTGGGGCTGGCGTAGGCGCGGGCGCACTGACAACTCCACTCGGAGGACTCATCACCGCCGGGGTCACGGCCACTGGAATCCAAGCCACCTCCGCAAAAGGCGCAACTTTCCGAAACGACTACATCAACCTACGCCACCAACAGAACATGGAGGGCGCGGACGATCCCGGTGCGGCATATGAAACCGCCCGCGACACCTCGAACAAAGCCGCCATGATTGCTGGTGGAATCGCGGCAGCATCCACGGCCATTCCAGTTGGCAAGTTTATCAAGCCCGGCAGCACCGTTGGCCGCACCGTTGGGAAAAAGGTTGGGGCAGAAGTCGCGTTCGATACCGGCTTGGGCGCAGCAGAATCCATATCCAGTGATGTGTACGCGGAGGCGCAAGGGGTTGAGCGAGGGAACATTCTGGAGAATGCACTTCGCAGTGCTGCCGGGGAGGCTTTAATTGGTGGGCCATTTTCAGTGTTTCATGGGCGCGGGTATTTGCGTGAAGCCAGACAGCAACGCAGCATTGCCCAAGTCGCCGAACGCCAAGCGGCATTAGAAGGGTTAGCCTCTGATGTTGGCCCCGAAGCAGTCAACCGCCAGACCTCCGAACAACAGGAATTACTTTACCTCAACCAAACCCTCCCAGAGGAGAAAGCTCGACTCGCCCAAGCTGAAACACAAACAAGAGTGGACACGGCTGGAGGCGCAGAAGCCGCGAATCGCCAGACCTCCGAACAAGAGCAGCTTACATACTACCAGAAAAACCTAGTTCGAGAGGACGTTCCGCTGGGGTTCGATTCAGATAACCGTACTCCACAAGACACCCCCATACCGATGATCCTAGACGGGCCGATCATCGACCCAGACACGGGGAAAGTTTTAGATGTGTCGCTGGAACCAGATGCGCCAATTGCTTTGCTGGACGAACGCGGCAACGTCATCAACCGGGGAGTGGAAAATGATGCGGGCCGCCTTGCAGCACTGGACATTGAGGCGAAGTTCGATGAACGAATCTCCAACAAGCGGGCCAATCCAGAGGGTGGCAAACTAGGATTTAGACGGACTGCCGAGGATTTTATCGACACGAAGCCCCGTGATGCTGATGTGGATGCGCCGGTTCCAGTGCCCCCTCGCGAACTCACGCCGACAGAGCCGACGGAGTCGCCGACTACAAGGACTTTTCAGGAGGGGCATGAGGATATTTTTACCAGCACCCCTGAAACCACTACCACCACGGCAGAATCGCCAGCAACACAAGAAGGGTCTGTCACCTCTCCAGCACCCAAAGTCGATAAAGGCCAACAACTACTTTTCGAGTTCCAAGAAGCGGTCAAAGACCTTGGAGGTCGCGTCGGCATGGGCGTCGATCCCATTGCCACCTACAAAGTTTTCAAGACGATGGTCAAAATGGCCGCGTACCAAGCTGCCCGTGGTGTTAAGTCTGCCGCTCAATTTGCAAAGCGCATTGGGGTTAAGTTGACTGAAGCCGTGAAGCAAGCGTGGGCCGATGGCAGCACGGGAGTTGCGCGGACTCCAGCCGAAATACCACAGGCAACCGTGGATGACATATCGGGGCGCGGTAAACCAAGCCGCGAAACTGCAACTCGCCGCACCCTCGGCCAGATTGTCAGCGACCACATCGACGCAGCCAAGCGAAGGCTGGAACTGGACGACACGGATTCCAAGGCAAACGAAGTTATCCGCAAACTGGTGGATAGGTTCGTTGACTTGAAAATCCTCCAGCGGCTAATAACGGCTGGAAAGAAAATCCCCGACACCATGAACGCATACCTCCACATGGAGTTATTGTCGGATCGTGTTGGGGCTGCGCTGACAAAACTGCGATCAGAGGTGTTAGACCCGATGGTGGTGAGGATGAAGGAACTCGGCCTGTCTGACGCCGACCTTCATTTATATCTCCACGCCCGCCACGCCCATGAGGCAAACAAGCGTATGTCGGAAATACGCGACGATATGCCAGACGGCGGCAGTGGCATGACGAACAAAAAGGCCGAGGATCATCTGGCAAGATTCCAGCGGGAAGGTAAGTTGCCCGGTCTTCAAGAGATTGAGAAAACGGTTCGTGCCCTGACGCAATCGAAGCTCGACCTCGAACTAGAAGGCGGACTCATCGACGAGGCCAACCACCAAAGACTCTCCACCTACTACGAACGCTATGTGCCGCTGAACAGGGAAGGCGAACACTCTGACCACATCGAAAGCGGGAACAGCACATTTAAGGGCCACAAAAAGCGAGTGGGCAGCGGCAAGGATGTGGTGGACATCACATCAAATCTGTTCGCCCAATACTCAAACGCGATTGAGCAAGTAGAGCGCAACCGCGCAATGGCCGCGCTGGAGCAACTCGTCCAGAAATACCCGACCGAAGTTATTTCCAGAGCGAAGCCCAAGCTGGTTCCAGACTTCGGCCCCGACGGGAAGTTGACTTCCAGAGTCGATCCATACTGGAAAACCGCCGACGACATCGTAAGCTACTGGATTGCCGGGGAACAAAAGTTCCTCCAAGTCAACAACCCGGCCCTCGCCCGCAACCTCAAGAACATGGGGTATGGGTCAACCAACGCATTCATCCGAGCCTTCGGGGCGGGTAACCGTTTTCTTGCATTGGTCAACACGCAACTCGCACCTAGTTTCGTCATACCCAACTTTCTGCGCGATCTCCAGACGGCGAAAATCAACATGGCCGCCGAGGATGTTGAAGCCCTGCGAACCAACATCTTGCGGAGTGTGCCGAAAGCCTTCCGCGCAGCGTGGAAAGCGGAGGTTGGTGTGAAGGGGAAGAAATCCTACGAAGGGGTTGAAGGTCAATACTACAAGGAGTTCACAGAGATTGGCGGCAAGATTGAGTTCTTCGGGCTAAAAGACATTGCTTCGTACAAAAAACGAATCCAGCGGGGGTTGAAGGATCAGTCCAAGCCAGAGAAGGCTATTCGATTCCTACTGGACAAAGCGGGCAGCATCAACGCCACCGTCGAAAACACGATGCGCCTGTCCGTGTATGCCAATGCCCGTGAGGCCGGGCTATCCAAGATGCAAGCGGCGAGCCTCGCCAAAAACGTCACGGTTAATTTCTCCAGAAAAGGCGAGTGGTCGAGCGGACTAAATAGTTGGTTCCTGTTTTTCAATGCAGGAGTGCAGGGGAGCTACCGCATGGCACAAGCAATCCAGAGTCCGAAAGTGCAGAAGATTGTTGGCGGCGTTGCGGCCTTTGCAGTTGCACAAGATTTGCTCAACCAAATGATCTCGGACGAAGACGAAGACGGCGAATCATTTTACAACAAAATTCCAGAACACGTTCGGGAACGGAACATGATTATCATGTCGCCGCTAGGTGGCAAGGATTACCTCAAGATTCCAATGCCTTACGGGTACAACGTGTTTCATTACGCTGGAACCAATATGTCCAGAATGTTGCGGGGCGACATATCCGTTGGGAAAAATGTTGCACAAACATTCAACTCCACACTCAACGCATTCAATCCAATCGGCGGGGCAAGTGATTTATTCAGCATGGCTGGACTAGCGCGGGCCGCGACACCCGACATACTTAATCCACTGGTGGAGTTGCCGAGCAACAAGGATTGGAAAGACACCCCGATTTATCCAGACCAAAATCCGTTTGATAAATATGAGAAGCCACGGTCGCAGCAATATTTCTCCAGTGTTTCGGCCCCGTCTAAATTCATCGCAGACAAACTAAACCGAATCACTGGAGGAACAGAAATCCAGAGTGGCCTTGTGGATTTGAATCCAGAAGCCCTCGACCATTTGATTTCGCATTTCTTCGGCGGCATGGGCAAGGACGCACTGCGCCCCTTCACTGGGGACGGCATCAATAAACTTCCAGTGGTGCAGCGATTTGCTGGGGGGCACACAAACTATTACGACCAAGAAAATTATTACAAGCTGCGAAGCGAAGTGTTTCAAGCCGACGCTCAAATCAAGGCACACAAAGCCCGTGGCGAAGTCCGCGAACTCAAATCATATTTGAACGAGGCAACCCCACTTCGCAAGATGCTTCCCCGAATCAAGGACACGGATAAAAAGATTCTGGAACTCAACCAGAAGATTCGTGTGCTGGAAGCCAGTTCAAATTTAGACGATACTCAAAAAGCCGAGCGAATGGAAAAACTCAAGGAACGAAAAGTCCAGTTGATGAAGCTCACTCGTAAACGATTTTTACTACTCACGGGAAATGAATAGGCGTGGACACAACAACCCTTGGCACAATTGGGGAACGCCTCGTCGAGGCCGAGTTATTGAAACTGGGGTTTTGTGTCGCCATCCCCTCAGTGGATATTGACGGGTACGATCTCCTTGCGGGAACTGACGCCCGCGAATACCATCGCCTCCAGATCAAGACCTGTCGGATTCCAGCGGAAATCAGGGGGAGCTACGGGTATCGGTACACTGCGCTCAAAAATAAGAAATCCGATTTTTTCATATTCGTTTGCCTCATGCACAACACATTTTACATCGTCCCAACTAGCCTCGTTTCAAGTTCCATCCGACTCTCTGGAGACGGCAGTGGGCAGTCCGAAGTAGAAAAGTTTTTCGGCGCGTGGCACACATTAAAATCAACAACCAACAACCATGCGTCCACGCAAGTTCTTGATGCGGAGTAGGATACGTTAAAGCCGCCCTGACTGGGGGTCAGGAGGTCGAGAGTTCGAATCTCTCTATCCCGACCATTTACTCATTTTTTTGCTTGTTTTATAGAGGCTAAATTCACAATGTCCGTTTCAGGACACTTGTACCGTGGGCTGTTCCCGCACACAAGGCGTCGGAAAACGCAACATGAAGCCCGAAAATGAGGTTCCCACATCTGACCAAATCCCACTCTACTACCATGACAAAGGGCGAGTGCGGTTCATGTATCGGGGGCGATCCTACACATTGTTTAAGCCGAAGCTGGGTTCAAATTTCTACATAAAAATCCAGCGTCAGGGCTACCGCAAAACAACCTCCCTGCACACGGCCAACCCCGTTCAAGCCGTTACAATGGCCGTTGGGGTCATCGATTTCATGCTGACTGGCCTTGATCCAGAGGCGGTAAAGCAACCCTCACACGCCACCGCCGATTTAGTCACTCGTTCGTACCGGGTCATTGCCCTGCGCCACGGGCTGAAAGAGCGAACAATCGACGGGAACATTTCCTCGCTCAAGAAAATCATTGGGCGGCGCAAGTCGCTTCGCAGCTACCCAATCTCCAGACTCACGGGGAAACTCATCCGCGAGTTCATAGATTTTGAACTGGACTTGATCGCAGGGCAGGGTGAAGCCGCCCGGCAAACCAAACTTCGCAGCATCTATTCGGTGTTGAGGCAGGCGAAATCTATTTTTAAGAAGGCGTTCCACTCCCGGTACGAGGACGCTGGAATTTATCTCGGCGACATCGAGGGCTTCATGCTCGAACAAGCCGAGGCTCCAGTTACGGTGGACAAGGAACCACTGGAGGACGAGGTTGTGGAAGCCCTTGATGCGAAGGTGGAGTCAATCCGCGACACCCGGCCCGACTTCCACGCCGCCTATCTACTGGCCAAGTCCACACTTCGCCGGGGGGAAATCCAGCGGGCCAAATGGGACTGGGTGCAGATGAAAAAGGGCCACCCGCATATTGTCATGTCGGCGGATCAGAAGGGGAAAAGAGCCACCGCCATACCGCTCGACCCCAAAATATATGCCGCCCTCCAGCAATGGTATAAGTTGACCGAGGACAAGGAATACATTCTCCCCGAAGACGGATGGACGGGTGAACGCTGCGGCTACTTCATGAAGGAACTGGACAAGTGGTTTAAGGTCGAGGGTGGACTCAAAACGGACAAAACATTCCACGAACTCCGCGCCCACACACTCCACACGATTCGGGAGAAATACGGGCTGGAAGTTGCGGCAACGGTGGGTCGCCACTCGGAGGCCGGAATCACCGCAAAACACTACACTGGCAAGAAGCAAATCCCCGCCAATTTCAGCTTTCGATGAAATGATGAAAATAATCGAAGAAAAAACTTGCAAAAAAAACGGTGAGGACTCACCATTTCTTGAGTGCCGAACCAGAGAGACCCAGATAAAGCCCGTCTGCGGACATGGATGAACGTAAAAGACATCCAAGCGTTGCGGGCTATCGCGGAGCGTGAGGGTATGGAGTTGGGGGATTTTTTAGCGAAGATTGCCAATGAGCGAAACCGGGTTTTGAAAAAATAAAAATGACCAAGGAAGAAACGAATCATATCGAGGGGGCAGCGGAACTCGAAGTACAACACCACAAAAACGGCCACACCTGTCTCTGCCTCCTGTGGGTGGTGCTGGCCACAGTGGTTACGGGGGTAGGCGTTAGCCTCTGGCAAAATCAGACCGAATCGGAGTTGCGCCAGATCATCGCCACACAACAAGACATAATCTTGAAACAAACCATTGCCATCGCCAGTCGATAATTTTTTTACTAGGTGAGGTCTCACCTTTTTATTTAACCGGGTGAGGACTCACCCAAACAACATGAACGAACACACACACAGAGTATTAGTAGAGGTGGATAACGCGACCCGCGACAAGGCCAAAACCCAAGCGCGGCTTCTCGGCATTCGGTTATCCGAACTCTACCGGCAAGCCCTCGCAACCGGGCTGAACGAATCCCAAAACGACGACGCACTAGAGCGCATTAAAACAGCATGAACAACATCCCCCTCCAAAACACCGGGTTGAGTCAGCGGGCGTGTGTCCGCGTTGGGTCAACCCCTCTAATTTTATGGGGGCAAAAAAGAAACAGCCGAAGCGGTCGGTTCTGGAAATTCGTTTCGCGTATTACTGGGGAATTCTGGACGGGCCAAAACTCGTCGAGGAACTCGCCTTTCACCCGAAGCGAAAATGGAGGTTTGATTTCGCACATCCAGCAACCAAAACCGCCATCGAAATTGAGGGCGGCGTCTGGAGCGGCGGGCGGCACACGAAACCAGCAGGGTTTACGAGGGATTGCGAGAAGTACAATGCCGCCACTGCCGCTGGCTGGAGGGTGTTTAGGCTCACTGGTTATCACATCAATGAGGAGCATATTGCTCCGATAAAAGAGTTCATATTATGCCAGACGAACACGCGAAACATTCTCCATCACAATTGAAGCACAAAAAAATCTGCCCCCAGTGGACGAACGACTCCAGCGGGGACACAACCGCCGCCGACGAGGGCACAATGCTCCACGACGTAATGGAGAAATGGGCGATTGCCATTAAGGAGGGGGACTTCAAGTGAGTTACGAACTACCCACGCTAACGGACGAACACGCCACGCTGGTTGGTTGGTGCATGAAGAAGGTCGAGCCGCGACTTCGACAGGCCGACCAAATCCACGTTGAGTGTCGGCTGGAAATCCCCAACATAACGTGGGGAACGTGTGATGTGGTGCTATTAACCGGCACTCACCTCACGTTAATGGATTACAAATTTGGCAAGTGGATTGTCGATGATCCGAAAGACAATATGCAAGCCAAGGCGTACACGCTTGGCGCGTTTCATAAATTTCCAGAAGCCAAAACGGCTGAGTTCACATTCCTAACGCCGCGACACGAACTAGAACAGTCGTCGAGCTTCAAGCGCAAAGACGCGATGGGCTGGACGGACGAATTTAAGACTATTGTTGCGCGAGCCGATGACCCAGCCAGCCCGTACCGGCCCGACTCTGAGAATTGCTTATTCTGCGGGAGTAAAGCCCGCTGCCCAGAACTACAAAAAAGAGCTATGGACATTGCAGAAGACTACGACGGGCTACTCCTACCAGAGTCAGCAAAAACGGCGGCACTCACCGACCCAATCCAACTCCAGCGGGCGTTAAATGTGGCGTCTATCATGGAACGGTGGGCGAAGACCGTCCGCAACACCGCACTCGAACTGCGACTCGAAGGCGTGGATATACCGGGGTACGAACTCAAACAAACCGCCGGAAACCGCAAGATCAAAGACGTTACCGGCGCATGGGACGCACTCAAGGAAATCGTTCCGCAGGAGGAATTTCTGGAGGCGTGTTCCATCACCCTCGGAACGCTGGAAAAGAAGCTCAAAGAGCAAGCCCCGCGAGGGCAGAAACAAGAATTTGCCAAATCCACACTCGAAGTTCTGGACGGTCTAGGACTCATCGAGCGTGGGAGGGACAAAACATACCTAACGAAACAAAGATGACTGATAAAAAGAAAAAAGGCAGCGGCAACGCTGGAACGACCACGGCAGTAGCCATCCCGCAACCGGCGGCGGCTTCAGTTAGTGGAGAAATCGACACAAGCGACTTGGTTGTGCCATCCCTCAAGATGGCAGCGAGAACCGGCGAGTTGGGCGAGCTTTTCCAGCCCGGTTCACTGGTGCTAAACGCCGAGTACGCGCTGTACGGGGCACGGGCCGACGAGCCAGAGAAGAAGAAGGAAGACCCCGTGTGGCTCACGGTGCTTCACGCCAAAAAATCGTACTACGAACGAACCGAATTTGATTCGGGCGAAGTGTCCAAAACCGCCGACACGCTGGACGATGTTCTGGCTCAAGGCGGCTCACTCGAATGGGGGGAGGACGGCGCGAAGCCAACATGGAACCGGCAAGTGTGTTGCACCGTGCTGATACGAGGGGATGATGAAGCGTACTTCCCGTGGGAGTTTGGCGACCACCGCTACGCTATGGCTCGCTGGATTCTCTCCAGCTTCAGCGCGTACAGCAACGCCGCCAAACCTATTTTAACTGCTGCGGCACTAAACCTCCGCGCCGGGCTGGAATACGGGAGTTGGGGGCTGACTTCGGCCCTCAAGAAAAAAGGGGCCAATAGCTGGTACATTCCAGTGCTGACTACTGGAGAAAAAAACGACGAAAAATTCGCCGCTTGGGCGCGAGAACTTACCCCTTAACGGAGGGGTTGGGGGGTAAACGGGGTGGCGGCGGGGTTTCATGATTTTTCCTCGTCGCTGCCCCACTTTAAGAAGAATTTTTAGGGGTACACACCGGCTATTAAGATGCCGGGCTGGGTTTTTTCATGGTTCCAGAGTTGAACGCCCCGAACTTTTAGGCAGAGGATTGACGCATGATCGCAATTGATTTCGAAACGTATTACGACGCCGAATGCACCGTGAAAGGTCTCGGCCCCGATGCTTATTGTCGCCACCCAAAATTCGACCCCTACATGGTCAGCCTCCACGGTGATGGGGTTGATTATGTTGGGCCAACCCAAGACGCGCCGTGGTGCAGTATTCCAGCCGACGCACAGTTCGTGGCTCATAATGCCGCGTTCGATTCCACGGTGTTCGAGGCCGCGCAGCGCATGGGCTACATTCCTAACGATTTAATCCCAACGTGGGACTGCACCGCCAACCTCGGCGTGTATATCCAGTGCCCGCGCAATCTCAAAGGTTTCGCGGAACAGATGTTGGGGGTGAAGCCTGACAAAACCGTGCGGGACAACATGAAGGGCAAACTTCCAGCCGACCTCGACGAATCCGAACTCAAAGCCCTGCTCGAATATGCCCGGTACGACTCCGTCTACTGCCACGAACTCTGGAACACCTACGAAAAATATTGGCCCCACCAAGAAAGAGTTTTGGCCCGCCACACGATGACAAGCGGCCAGCGCGGCATCTACATTGACAAACCGAAACTGGATGCTGGGGTTGAGGTTCTGCATGAGATCAAGGAGGCGGCGGGGAAGAAAGTCCCGTGGAGCGCGGACGAGGAACCCATTAACTCCCTCAAACAACTCAAAATTTATTGCACCAAGGAAGGCATCCCGGCCCCGCTCAGTACAAACCAAAACGATCCAGAATGCGTGGAGTGGGAGGCCGAGTATGGTGACGAATATCCAGTGGTGGCTGCGCTGCGCGATTGGCGCAAATCAAACCGGCTACTCCGACTCTTCCAGACCGTTAATACCCGACTGCGCGACGACGGCACAATGCCGTTTGGCCTCAAATACTTTGGCGCAACCCTCACGGGGCGTTGGTCAGGCGACACCGGCCTCAATATGCAGAATCTTCCACGGGGCGAGAGCTTCGGGATCGACACTCGCAGCCTCTTCATTCCACGGCCCGGTAAGAAATTTATTGTTTGCGACCTCGCCCAAATCGAACCCCGCGTCATGGCGTGGCTCACCAACAACACTGAAATGATGGACTACGTCCGCAAGGGCGAAGACATCTACACCGCTCACGCGCTCTCCACAATGGGACTGGATAAAGTGGACAAGCAAGCCCGGCAACTCGCCAAAATCCGCGTTCTCGGACTAGGTTATGGGTGTGGGGCCGCTCGATTCAAACAGATCGCAGATAATTGGGGCGTGACGCTCACAAGTAAGGAGGCCGCGCACACTGTCAAGGAATATCGTCGCACGAATCCAGAAATCCTCAAGTTTTGGAGGCAACGGGAACGAGAATTCAAGAACGACCTCAACGAAAACCATTACTACGAACTCCCCAGCGGGCGGCACATTTGCTACTTCAACGTGCGGCACAAAAGTGACCAATGGTTCGCATCCATCACGCGGGGCGCAACTCCACGCCATTGGTACGGCGGGAAGCTAGTCGAAAATGTTGTGCAAGCCACGGCCCGCGACATTTTTGCTGAACACTACTACTCAATTATCCGCGCCGGGTTCGAGGTTAGGTGGACAGTTCACGACGAGATCATTGTGGAGGTTGATGAGGACGATAAACAAGCCCGCGCCGAAATTCAGAACTTAATGTGCCGCACTCCAGACTGGATCAAAGGATGCCCAGTTGCGGCAGAGGCATACGAGACAACCGCATACACAAAATGATCACAGAAGACACCAGCGCAGCGGCCCGCGATGCCGCAATGGAACAAGTCGAAGCCGCCACCAATCCAGAGTGGAAGGAGGCCGCGCTCGACGCCATCTACCTAACTGCCCGCCACCGGGCGGAGTTCATCGTCGATTCCGTCTGGCAAAACTTCCACGGTGACGATTCCACCCGTGATAAACGGGCGATAGGGCCACTCATGCGGGTGGCACAGCGCGAGGGTTGGATCACGCCAACCGATAAGTTCCGACCCTCATTCATAGTCCATCACCACGCCACCCCCCGTCGGGTGTGGGAATCAAGAATTCTAGCATGAGCGAGTACGACTGCATCGACCATGAATGGCTGGAGGAATGCCCTAAATGTGGCAGGGACTACGCGGCGCAGGAGACTGCACCGGAGTGTCCAGAGTGTTCCAGCGGGGAGGAGGAGGATGAATGACTTCGAGTATGTTTTGCAAACGCATTGCGGAGTGCGCGGCCCATACACCAAATACCAAGAGGAATACAGAGTCCTCGGAAACCCAATCAGAACAGAAACAGCCGCGCATTTGTTTTCCACGGTTCGAGACAAAAGCTATGAGGAAAATGCAGGCGCAGTTTGTCGAGTGCTAGTAGGTTTATGTATAGAATGAACAATTTTGACGATGGACAGTAAACAAAATAGTGAACTGGGCAACACCGTCGTCAGCCCCCGGCTCGTGATTGCGATGTCCGGGGGAGCTTTATGATCCCTGATACCAACCAGTACGAAGTCTCCGATGCCTGTCCCGAATCTCTGGAATTGGGTACGCAAAAGGATTTCGACGAAAAATACGAAAAATGGAAAATCAAACAAGCCAACCAACCCCCCACATGGGCGTGGATCGAGGAAACCGAATGACTGAACAACACGAAATGTTAGAGGAACGAGTGCGCGACCTCGAACGCCAACTGGCGCAGGAGCAAGCCTCTCATCTAAACGAAAAGGACATCTGGAAGCATGAACTCATGCGGGCCAAACTAAATGCGCGGCTCCAACTCCAAGACGAAATCGCAACCCGGCGGGCAGCACAATTCGCGGACTAAATGCCAACAACCCTCCACCCTCCACGAATCAAAGCCTGCCCCTCCAGCGGCACGGGTGTTCATAAATGGATATTCCATGCGGCGTGTATGCTGGATAAGGCGGGCTACGCAGAGGCCGATATTGAGGGCTGGATTGGGGAACATTCCAGTCGATCTCTCCAGCCGGGCGAAGTTCGGAATGCGCTCAAGTCAATCCGAAATTCCAGCGGTGAAGCTCGCCCTAGTTGGCCTTTCCCCAACCACATCGACACTAAACGAATCGCCAACCTCGGCGGCGGCATGGATGCGCTGGTGAACTCGTCGATGGTCGAGTGCGCGGATGCCGGGGATGCGCTCCAACAACTATTCGAGGGTGACCCGCTACTTTGTTGCGGCCTCGATTCCAGAGAGTTTGCCACCATGCCGCTCTCCAGATGGAAAACCCCAAACCGATTTCAATTCATAGTTCCATCTCCGATGTCCGATAAGTGGGGCGAAACTCAAGCGGGCAAACGCTCCCAGCACACGCTCTCCAACACCGGCCCGCGCCACTATCTCGTAGTCGAATTCGACGAGGGCACTCACGACTCCCACGCCTCAATCATCCAACACCTAGCCGCCGCCCTGCCTCTCTGCATGGCCGTGGATAGTGGGGGGAAATCGATTCATGCGTGGTTCGATGTGAGGGATCGGAGTGAGGCGTCCACGCGGAAATTCTTCCAGCTTGCTTGTCAACTCGGCGCAGACCCCGCCACATGGACAAAGTCTCAATTTGTGCGAATGCCCCACGGTCGCCGGGCAAATGGCAACCTCCAAAAAATAATACACTTCAACCCCCCAAATTATGCTCCCTTTTGAAATACTCCACCACGCCTCATCAAGCAGATTTTTCATGCGCGACAATCGCGACCGCTTCCTCGGCCTCAATGGCGACTCTATTAAGAGGCAGTTGAAGCTGCGGGGGGTTCGAGGTTCGAAGCCGCCGGGCGAAAACATGAGCGACGTAGATCGCGTCCTTGCTGAATGCACCCACGAATACTCCTGCGAATATGCCGGGCCACTCGCGGGGCACATGGCTGGAGTGTTGGAGTTTAAGGGGAACCGCGTGCTGGTCACGGACGATCCAGTGGTCATTAAGGGCGAGCCGCGCCCGTTTCCGATGATTGAAAAAGTTTTGAGTGAACTATTCCACGCGGTTGATCCGGCGCAAATGCTCCACGTTTTTGGCTGGCTCCACATGGCGCGGTTGATGATGAAAGCCGGGCGACCCATGCCGGGCCAAGCTCTAGTCATGTCCGGCCCGCGAAATTGCGGCAAAAACCTATTCCAAGACTTAATTACTGAAATGCTTGGAGGCCGCGTGGCCCGCCCATATCGGTATATGACTGGGAAAAGCGAATTCAATGCCGACCTGTTCCAAGCCGAACACTTAATGATAGCAGACGAAGCCCCCTTCCAAGACATTGCGTCGAGGCGACTATTTGGGACTCGGATCAAGGATTTTGCAGTGAATCAGTTCCAGAGTTGTCATGGTAAGCACAAGGACGCGCTCACTCTCGCCCCATGTTGGAGACTCACGGTTTCCACGAACGACGAGGCTGAGAATTTGATAATGCTGCCTCCACTCGACAACAGCATTGAGGACAAAATCATGCTTTTTAAGGTTGCCCCGGCGAAAATGCCAATGGAATGTGACACTCCAGCGGGGCGGGATGGTTTTTGGGACGGTTTGATGGCTGAATTGCCGGGATTTATTTGGTTTGTGGAGAATTATCGCATTCCAGTGGGGCTAAAAGACCCTCGCTTTGGAATTAAGGCATATCATCATAAAGATATTGTGGAAATTCTGGGCGACATGGCTCCAGAGGCGAGGCTTTCGGAACTGATTGATGTGATTATCCAGCCGACTGGTAAGCCTTGGCGAGGGTCGTTGCAAGACCTCGAAACCCAACTTTTGGATGACTCCACATACCGCTCCAGAGTGGAAAAATTGCTCTCATATCCGACCGCGCTCAAGACATATGTGAGGCGACTCCACCGGGATCGGCCAGATAGATTTAGCCACGCCAAGCTAAATGGTCGGAATATTTGGGAAATTAGTGCCCCGGAGAGGTGAAATATCCAGCACCCGCAGCACCCGAAGGGCTGGACTGAAGCACCCGCAGCACCCGAGTATTTGGGTTTGTAAATAAAAGGCAGCACCCGCAGCACCTCCAGCACCCGAAAACGGAGTGAGCTGACTAAAATAGCACCCGCAGCACCCTTGTCTCAACTTGTACCCTGAAAAAATATTATATAATACATATACAAGTTGCTGGAGTGGGTGCTGCGGGTGCTGGAGCCAAAAGAGGGGCTGGAGGCCAAAAGAGGGGCTGGAGCCAAAAAAGCCCCGCCCCCCAAAGTGGAGAGGCGAGGCTGGAACCAGTGAGAGAGTGTCAACCGTTGTCGAGCCGGGCGTGGCGATTTAGAAATTCCACAACGCCGTCTTTGCCTTTGTCGATTTCATGTTTGAATGGGCCGCCCCAACCCACGAAGTTTTTCTGGGTACTATGAGTCCGGTACGCGGCCCTCACTTTGGCTTTGATGCTGGATATGTCGGTTTTTGATTTGGCCCAATGTCTGATACTCCCGCGCCGGGTGTCGATCTGGGTTATTTGGTAGATAATCATTTCACAATCCTCCACCGGGGGCGAATCAGTCCGGCCTCTATTTGAGCCAATTTGGCAAACGCGCCGCTGGACAGGTCGAATTCCCGCCCCGCCACGAACGGCCCGCGATCCGTCACGGTTACGATTACGCTGCGCGGGCCTAGCTGGAACCGCACTCTAGTCCCAAAAGGCAGCGATTTATGAGCCACCGTTAGGGCCGCTGGATCGAAGGGCTGGCCGTTGGCCATGAGACGCCCCCGATATTTCTCCCCGTACCAACTCACCAATGCGTGGCGGTCTTCAGGCTTTTCAGGAGGTTGGGCAGGGTGAGACCCCACCCCCAACATAAAAATGGCGCAGAGGGCCACTGGGGCGCAGAAAATGGCGGTTTTCATGCTGTCGCCACCTCCTCATCACATTTATCCGCCTCTTTTAGGTCAATAGTCCTCCTGCCTTCGCCTAGCTTTAGGACTTCGGAAGCTGTCCCAAGCTCGCGCCCTTCGGCATGGGCGATGGCTTCATTGATTACATACCACCATTCGCCACATTTGGCTTGCGCCCCGTGTGGGTCTGATCGTTTGGATCGTATCAGCGGCAAGGCTTTTCGGAGGCACTCTTGCGCCCCCTTTAGTGCCGCCAACAACTCCGGCGCACTGGAAATCAGATGCGCGTTTGCATCCACTTCGCCCACTGGCCAGTCTGTCCGAATGTCGGCGACAACTTCGCTACCGTCGCCGCCGCCTACCATTAGGCAATCTTCCCCGTCTATGGTTGAGGTCAACCACGGGCCGTTTGTGTGTCTTGTTTTTTTCATATGTCGGAGTAGTGGCTCGGAAACGCGTTGCGCCCGGTTGCGTATCGGTAGTAGGTGCGGAGGCGTTTCAAGTCATGCCAGCGCGTTGACCCCGCTTCGCAGTAGTTAAGGTCGAGCGTCGGCAACCGTTCGCAAAGCGCGTCGAAAGATTCATCCGCGCAGTGTTTTTCGGTTAGCTCTTCGGCCCCGGCTCGCATTTCTGGAGTTAGTGGGAGTGTCTGGCCTTTTTTCAGCCTTGGTTTTGTTTTAGTTTTCATTTTTCTCACTGATTAAATCGGGCCGCTGGATTGCGCCCCCGTCGACGGCCCCCGCTTTGGAAGTCGCCGAAGGGGAGTCAATACTCGAACCCCAGTTCGATCATGTCGGCGCGGAAGCTTTCCATAAGTTCGCCGTGCCTCGCTTCTAACATTTTGCGGAGTTCTTCAGGTTCGGCCATTAGTTGCGCGTCGGTTGCCTCTGGCCAAACTGCACAACTCCGCGCCGCGTCAAGGTCGCGCTCTTTGCCTTCATGGAAACGCCAAGGCACTTCGACAACTTCGGCCCCCATTTGGGCCGCGACGGTTTGGGCCTCGTCCTCTTTTTTCCAAGCTACCGCTTTGCCGTTTTTGTCCACAACTGGAAGCCCATTTTTCCCTTTTAGGCCAAACTCTGTCCACCGCACGTCGCCCTTTTTCCCGCCCCAGCAATCGCGTTCACTGGCGTGGTAAAGCGTGTTTGGTATGTAGTGCGTGGGGCCGTCGCCGCTGGTCAAATGCCATTTTATGAATTTTGCCAAGTGCGGGAAAGCCGCCACAACTTCCTTGTGACAGCATCCGCCCATGTCGCGCCCTTCCGCCGTGATTGAGAAAGAGTTGTGACCGTTGCCGCACCGGTCATCGTAGCGGATTGTGACGGTGTGGATGTCAGCGCGGCCCTGTTTGGATGCCGGAACTTCCAGAGTTTTTGTTTGGTTTTTTGTTAGTTTGCTTTTCATGCGATCACCTCCCCGCCCTCGAAAACCCAGACCATGCCCGGCTCGGTATGCCCGCCGATCATGCCGCCCCGCCAATCAAGTTTTAGCTTTAAGGCCTCGGCGGCTTTTTTGTGGTTGCCGTCTATGTTTAGCGCGTGGTCATAACCAAGCGTAACGCTGGCCCCTTTGCTGCTGTTGGCGGCTTTGATTCGCGATCCTTTGGTGTTGGTCGCCCCTAGGTATTTTGTGTTTATTGTTTGCATTTTTCTCACTGTTTATGGTTTCTTTTCGTTGGCCGCTGGCTTCGCCGGGCTTCATTCCCGGTTGGATTGGTTTAGTTTCTCACTGTACCAACCCGGCCAGCGGCTCTACTCTGCCCCCTCGCCGGAAGGGACAGGCCAGAGCCGCCGCTAGTCAATGTGGATGATCATTTCCCCGCTTGGCGTTTCGGGCATATAGTCCCGCCGCGCCGCGAATACCGAAACGCCCGCGCTTTGGCACAATTCAACCCGGTCTGAAATGGCGGAGCTTTCCCAATATTCGGTGGCTTCAGTGTACTCTTTTTCGCTGAATTTGTCTTCATCTAGCACTGGATAGTCTTGCCGCTCGCTTTCCATTCCGTCGGCGGCTTTCAGATGCGCCACCGCGTCACGGTGAACGCCGATCCATTCAACCCAGCCGCAAGCCCAATGCCTTTCGCGGATGACCGCCCAAGGCTGTTCATCATGGGGCCAGTCGGTTGGCTCTGGAATTTCACCAAGCCGCGCTTGCGCTACTTCAAAATTTGAGCGTTCAAGGCAACTGGAATCCCTAGTTTGGCCAAGGAAAACAAACATTTCCGGCCAGTCTGGCCCCGCGTAGCTACCGGGCCGCGTCCATGCGTCGAGGTTTTCGGGCTTGTAGTTCATTGAAAGAGCCTCCCGCCACCAATCGCCATAGCGGCGACGAATAAGCCAAGGCCGAAGCCAAGCACCACCGCGCACGCCGTGATGATGCGGAACTGGGATTTCATTTGTTTTTTTGTCATGCTGCCCCCCCTTCCGCCACCAACGCCGCGTACAATACAGAAGCCCGCTTTTTTGTGGGAACTGGATAGTCAAACCCCTTGCCCGTTTTTGTGGCGAGTAACCGAATAGCCCACTCTGGCCTTTTGTTGCCACGAGTGGATATTTTCAGCAACTCAACTATTTTGTTTTCGGTATATGTTCCGGCCAGTGCTTCTTCGATGAAGTTACCGTGCGCCGGTCGGTTGGTTTTTGTTTCGTTTGTCATGCGTTGGCCTCCCCATATGCGCTCTGGATTTTTTCGCCGGTATGATCACAAATGAGCGTTTCATCTTCCCAGTTAACGTCCACGGCGACCACTTGCCACCCGTCATTACACTCGGTTTCAATCGAATCTTGCACTGATTCAATTTCCTGCTTTACGGCCTCGAATGAGAGGGCCGCGCCGTCACTCGTAATGAAAAAAAGCGGGTATCCGCCCGGCCATGCGAAGGGGCCGCTTTTCAATGTCTCATGTAGTTTTTTTGTGTTTTCTATTTTCATCATCTCACTGATTTTTTGCACCGCCCTTTGCGGCACGGCGAAGAATGTACATTAAAAACAGAAAGTGGCAACCTTTATTTTTCTCATTATTTCAACCAACCCCACTTTACCCCCGGAAACATTGGCCAGAACGCACCAAAGTTTTTTTGCTTTTTTCGTTTCGGGGCGCGTATATTAGGTGCGGTTCGGGTCGGTTTGGGCCGGTTCGGGTCGGTTTTTGAATGGCAGGAAATAAGAACAGCGGCAACCCCGGCCCGCCTAAAAACAAGACTCCACTTGAGAAAGAAACTCAAATTGTGTCATCGCTGAAAGAAGGCAAAGGGATCGCCGAGACCGCCGCGCTAGTTGGGGTCAGTAAGGGCACGGTTCAGCGGCTACGATACGAAAACGCGGAGGACTTGCCAAAGTGGCGAAAAAATACCGCACAGACCATGATGCGCGTCCATTCAAAGTTACTGGACACGTTGGAACAGTCGATTGACAACACTGAACCGGGCGCAAAAACACTGGCCACGGTTTCCATTTCTCTCGGTATTTTATCGGATAAACTTAAAGACATTCAGCAAACCGGGCCGCAAATTGTCGAGCATCGGCATCTCCACGTTAATCATTCCGACGTTAATTCCCTACTTTCTGACAATAAGTCAGGAGGCGAAGGGCCAAAACAAAGGGAAAACGCCACACATGAGACACAACGGGACACAATCACCGACACTCCCACCGCCCCGATCGACGTTGAGCCTTTGAACGAGTCCGAACCGCCGGGCGAGGGCACAAAGAGGGGGGGAGGGGGTCGAGCAACTTCCGCCGCTCTGGATACATAATGGATTTAGCTGTTACAAAATTTTTTATAAAAAGGGCATGAAGGAGGCTGAATTAGCAGAATATCTCGGCGTTCCACGGACGCAACTCGTCAAGTTCCGCAAGGAAAACCCCGACTACACCTACAAAGTCGGCCCCGCAATCCACTGGACTGAAGGCGGCAGCGCGGCTCTCTACATTGAACTCGGCCTTGACCATCCACCTGACTACAAGCCGAAAGAGGTTTTCGCCACCACTGGAAAGTGCGTTTTCCCAAACAAAAACTTGGTGGAGGCCCGGCTGGACGATGGCAAGCAGATACTAGTACGAGTGCGCGACTCATCCATGTTCGTCCCAAAGATGCGGATACCGATAAAACCGAACGGGAACGGGTGGACGGTGACGCGACAGCCCAAGCGGCGCGGGAGAATATGATCACTGAAAGCTACGAACAGGAGAAGGAAGGAATCACGGCGGTGGCGTGTGCCGTTCTGGAGCAGGCGGCGAAGGACTACTGGAAGCTGAAGGATGGGAAAGGCGAGAACGTGAAAATTAGTGGCGATGTGATTCCGAGGAAATTTACCCAGATGGCGATTGAGAGATTCTTCTCCGAAGACGGAGGAGCGCAACACTACTTGGATTTGGCGAATTCAAAAATTTCAACCCACGCAATTTTAACCCGACTAAAAAGCCACCAAGCCACCCAGCAAAGACGCCCCACCCGGCGCGGGTACGAATGAGGACTTGAAGACAAATATGAAAACTGACCGAGATAAATTGGCCGCGAACGTCGCGGAGGGGCTGGAACTGAAGACCGACATGGGGCGTGAGATTGTGAAAGTCGCACTGGAATGTGTGAAGCTGTTTGACGAGAAGCAACTCGACTACGGCAGCACAAACATATCGACCTCTGGAGAGATCGGTGTGGCGGTTCGGATTCAAGACAAGGCTAGTCGAATGCGGCACATATTGCTTAAAGGGATGCGTGGAGAGAAGGGCGTTAAGAATGAGCCGCTTGTGGACACCTACCAAGACGTAGCGAACTACGGCATGATTGGAATGCTGTTGAATCGCGGGCACTGGAAATAAAAGCAATGCGCTCTGTTGATAAAACTGGTGAAGGGTTCGTGTATTTTGTGACGGAGGAAACGCCCGGCGGGCTTGAACATTTGAAGATTGGGCGGTCTAAAACCCCCGAAAATCGGATTACAGATATGCAAATTGGGAACTCTCGACAGTTAACTTTGGTGGGTTGTTTAGAGGGGGGCGCGGAACTGGAGCGTTCGTTCCACCAACTGTTCGGGCCGTTGCGCCACCGAGGGGAGTGGTTTCTGTACACGGAACCGTTAAAAGCAGTGGTGGGGTGTTTGGATTTCTGGAAACCGATTGAGGTGGTTGAAGTGGAGGAGCCTACCCAAGCGGAGCAGCCGCCCCTTGCGCTGCCCTTCGGCGCACTTAAAGAAACCACTTTAATAGAAGTTAATGGTGAAACTCGGACATTAGCCGAGTGCATATGTGTGGCGGCCATGCAGAATCGACCAAGCTGGAAATAAATGGCATTCACCCCCACACCGCACCCTGTACTCGTCGTCCCATCCAAGGCGAGGATGCAGGAGTTTGCGGATCGTGGAGACGAGGGGCTGGACGAACTAGCCCGCGCACTGGAGCAGCGCGAGCAACTAATCCAACTGGAAAAAGAAGACCCCTATCGCTACGGGTTCGAACCCCCCAACTGGAAAGACGCAGACGAACTCTGGAAGGGCTGCGGCGAATTGCTGATACAGGGGGGCAACCGGGCTGGAAAGAGCGAATACGCGGCCAAGCGGATTGTCCAAGTGATGACTGCCAAGAAAGGCGCGAAAGTTTGGGTGTTGGGAATGACGGCTCAATCCAGTATTCGAGATCAGCAGCAACTCGTTTACAAATACATCCCGACCGAGTGGAAGAACATTAAGAAGGGTCGCGTGCAAAATGTGAGCTTTTCGCAAAAGAATGGCTTCACCGAAAACACCTTCGTCCTCCCCAACGGCTCGCAGTGTTGGTTCATGAATTATTCGCAGGAGATGCGAGTGATCGAGGGTGGAGAGGTGGATATGATTTGGTGTGATGAGCTTGTGCCGCTCCCGTGGATTGAGACGTTGCGGTTTCGGTTGGTGACGCGGGCGGCGAGCCACGACCTCTCTGGAAAGCTGCTAATCACATTCACGCCGGTGGAAGGCTACACCCCCACGGTGAAGGAATACATATCGGGGTATCGGGTGCTGGAGGCGCGACCTAGTCCACTTTTGGGGGGAACAGTGAACGTCCCCGGTTGCCCAACTGGAACCATGCCATACACGGCTCAATGTAGGCGACCTGCTGCAAGGTTGATGTGGTTCTTCACCGACATGAACCCATACAACCCGTATGAGGAAATGAAGAAAACCCTTAACGGGGAGAACAGCATACAGATTAAGTTGCGGGCGTATGGGTATGCGGAGAATCTCGCTGGAAGCCAGTTCCCGAAATTTTGTGAGGCACACACACTGGAGGCCGACAAGATTCCAGAGAAAGGCACAAACTACATGGCGGTTGACCCCGCGTGGAATCGGAATTGGTTTGTGCTTTGGTTGAGGGTGGATGATCGAGGGCGCAAATACATTTACAGGGAGTGGCCCAATTTAGACGAGTATGGGGAGTGGGCCGTGCCGGGGGATAAGTCTGATGGTGCGCCCGGCCCGGCGCAGAGCGTGGGGGCTGGACGCGGGCTTCCAGAAGTGAAGGCGATAATCAGCGATCTGGAGCAGGACGAGGAAATGGAGATTCGATACATCGACCCTCGCGCTGGAGCCAGTCAAGCAGCGGGCCGCGAAGGCGGGACAAGCATTATTGACTTACTGGGGGAAGGCGAAGACCCCATGTATTTTGAGCAAGCCGCTGGAATCTCAGTGGCCAACGGCCTAACAGTTGTAAATGACTGGTTAAACTACGACCAGAACGACCCCGTAACGGCGGTTAATGAGCCGAGCCTCTACATAAGTAAAGCGTGTGGAAACCTGATTTATAGTTTGCAAGAGTGGACGGGGCGCGACGGGGAAAAGGGCGCGAGTAAGGATTGCATAGACACGCTTCGATATTTGGCCGTGATGGATCCGATTTTCGTGGATGATAAAACCTTTGCTGGATCGGCAGTTGGCACATACTGATGAGGTTGTTTGAGCTACCAGTGTTGGTGAGGCCCGACGAAGCGGCGGCTGTCACTGGATTGAGCAAGAAACAACTGGCGCAACTTGCGAAGTTAAATGCGCTACGAATTTACAGGACGGTGGGTGATCATCGTCGGTATTACAGGGACGACTTAATTAAACACTTAAAAGGGGAAAAGAAAGATGGAGATAGTTGATAAATTAGCGAAGGCAGAGGACACACCAGATGTGCGGGAATTGGCAGCGGAATACAGCCGAAGCCTACACGATGGGGAGTCACTGGATAAAATATCTGATGTGGACAACATTAGATTCACCCGCTGGACGGGGCAAACCACGGACGGGCGCAAGCACAGCGAAGACCTACCAGATGGGAAAGAAGCGTTCCCTTGGGAGGGCGCGAGCGACACCCGCATTCCGTTGGCCGACCAGATTATAAACGACACGGTGGATGTGCTGACCACCTCGTTTGGCCGGGCCACACTGAAGATCGGGGGGACTGAGATTGGTGACTCCGAGGCCGCTGGAGTGGCGAGCAGCATGATGCGGTGGCAGCGCGACACGAAGCTCTACCACACGCTAAACCGCGAATCCGAGTTGTTGGCCCAATACGGGCAGCAATATGGGTGGAGCGCGTTGTTCGTGGGGTGGGAGCAGAAGAGCGCAGTGAAGGCGGTTAAGGTGACGATGGATGAGATCATGGCCTTGGCGCAGCAAGTGGGGGGCGAACTGGAGGCATTGCCCGACATGATCAATGATCCAGAGTCGGAGACTCATGTGGTGGAGATTTTGCGAGCGCAATTCCCCGGCCTCGAAACAAGCAAGGCGCGAAAGGCAGTTAAGGAACTGCGCGAAACTGGAGAAACACTTCTTCCGCAGGCATATTTGGCGGTGAACCAACCGACCATAGTGGCGTTGAAGCCGTGGGAAGAGATTTCGTTCCCGCCCGAAACCGTGGATTTGCAATCGGCGCGAGTGATATTCCGCCGGTTGTTTATGACGGAGGTGGAGTTGCGGGCGAAGGTTGTGGATGAAGGCTGGAACGAGGAGTGGGTCGAGGCCGCAGTCAAGACGGGTGGCCGCTCGACGGAGTTCCACGACTTCGGGGTTCAGTTGAGTGACCTGACAGGTAGCCACGTTGACCGACAAGACAACCTAATCGAAGTGGTGTATGCATACAGTCGCCAACTGGACGACAACAACATACCCGGCATCTATTACACGATATTCAGCCCGATAGCCCAAACTGGAGAGGGCGGCGAGGACATTCATGCGAAGCACGAACTACTCGACTACGTTCACTGCCGCTACCCATTTGTCGAATACCGCAGGGAAAAACTCAAACGCCGCATCACGGAGAGCCGTGGAGTGCCGGAAATCTGCCGGACTTGGCAGGACGAGATCAAGACCCAGCGGGACTCAATATACGACTCGACGAGTTTCGAGACGCTCCCGCCCATCATGGTGAACAAGCGGCTTGGGTTGGCGAACAAAGTTGGCCCGGCGGTGCAGTTGCCGGTGATGAAGGCTGGAGACTACGAGTTCATGCGCCCCCCGGCGCGGCAACCCACGACTGCGTTTAATCTGATTAACGCCGTGGAGCGACAGGCGGATGCCTATTTTGGCCGCGCCAACGCAGAAGTGCCCACGGTACAGACGCAACTCAAGCAGCAGCGACTTGTCAACAACTGGTTAATAGTGTGGACAGAGGCGTATCAGCAGATGTTCCAGTTGAGCTTGCAATATCTGGAGCCAGAAGAAATCCAGCGCATCACTGGAACGGAGGTTGTTCCAGAGTCGGATATGTACCAGTTTGACTTCGTGCTGAAATACGATGTGCGAGAGCTAGACACAGAGTATGTGGCGAGCAAACTCTCAAACATCGCACAATATGTTGTGCCACAGGACGTATCTGGAGTGCTGGATCGTAACAAGTTGATCAGCATGATTACGAGGGCGATCAGTCCCGACATTGCGGAGGAACTAATCATCGACCAAGCCCCGGCTTCAAAGAAGATGTATGAGGACGTTAAGGGTCAGATTGGCCAGATGATGTTGGGCAACGAGGCTAGTTACACGGAGAACGACCCCGCCGCCCAAACCAAGATGCAATACGCGCAGGAGATTGTTGGGCGCAACCCGAAGGCGCAGCAGGCGTTGCAGGGTGACGAACTGTTTATGCAGTTGTTCGAGAACTACACGAAGAATCTGCAAATGTCGTTGATGCAGCAGCAAAACGCTCAAATAGGGCGAATAGGAGTGAGTCAAGTAACATGATGCAAAATCTGTCAGCGTTCCAGTGGCAGGGGGAGAACCCGCTTTGGAATATCCTGCTGGAAAATCTGGACGCCGCCATCGATGTGGAGATGGTGACGGCGGTTAGCGCGGACACGGTTGGGGAGGCGAGAGTTCACCAAGCGGGTCGCGCCGATGCGCTGCTGGATTTTAAGAACCATTTGGTTGAGTTAAGAGAGAGTGCAGTCTCGAAGCTCAACTGATATGTCAGTGTAGTTGCATAGTCCATATTAGTAGTGGCCGCTCATCCTGTAATGGGGTGGGCGGCTTTTTTGTAAACCCCCGCCCCCGGTTAAGAGGGCGAGGGCGCGTTCATCATAGCATTAACAATTTAGGACTTATTTGGTTAGCCAAGTCTCTGGCGATGTTTCGATATGTTGAACAGATGGTATTGGGGTAAACGCCTTGGGCATTGTAGTCAAAACTCCAATGCTCGAAGTTTTCAACTAATACTTTGATGTGATCTTCTGTAACCGTTTCGTTAACTTTTACATAATCGCCATCATTAGAAGGACAATATATGCGAACTGGAAACACTTCACCTAGCAAGTGCTTGGTGTAGACTTCCTTGATTTGATCTAGTTTTGTTATTTCTTTCATCTCACTGTTTTATGTGTGTTTTTAGTTTCAGTTAATCTGCCCATCACTCGATAGGCGGCGTCCATTATATCAAACCGGGTTTTCCAAAATCACGAAATCGAGAGGTTTCGGCTGAAAAATGTTTCTGGTTGTTAGGAAATAAAAAAATAAAAAAAAGAGTTGACGCGCTTTTTTGGAAAACCTGCTTGAACTCATAAGGGCCGTCTTCGGGGCGGCTTTTTTCTTCTCGGTGGCATTTTCAAAAACCCACCCAAACCCTCCCGAACCTACCCAAACCGACCCCCCGACCTAACTATTTTTTGCACCCCCACTCTTATAGGCGTTTAAGAGGTGTGGGTTTCTGCAAACCATAAAAATGCTGCCAGCCAAACTTGCGGGCTATAAAGAAGCATGAACGATAAGGGATTCGAAGCCGAGGGTGACGCGGCACAAACGGAAGTCACAACGAATGTCGGCGAACTTTTGGACGCTGACGGATTAGCGAGCCAACTGGAAAGGCTGTTGGAACGCGCACCGGAAGAAGCACCGGCCTTGGAAGACGAGGAAAAAGCTAAAGGCGAACAGCCTCCCGTTGAAGGTGAGTTGAGTGACCCACCAGAGGATGAGGCTAAAGCTGAAGAAGAAGCTCTTTCTCAGACTGAAGAAGAAACTGCGGAAGCTGAACCGGCTTTAGATGCCGATGAGCCATCCGAAAAGGACAAAGCCAACAAGGGTTTGTTCAAGCGGATCGACAAACTCACGGCGAAAAGGCGCGAAGCAGAAGGCAGGGTTGACGGACTGGAAGCCGAGATTCGGACTTTACGCACTGAATTGGACGCCAAGGAGGAACTTCCACCGCTACCGCCCGTTGATGGGAACCCATATAGCCGTTTGAAATCGACTCAAGAAGTTGATCGAGAAATGGATCAAGCCGAAGAGGTGCTTGAATGGTGTGAGGATAATACGGATGGCGCGTTGGTTAAAAACTCAAAAGGCGACGAAGTCGAATATAGTGCCGAGGAAATTCGGGGGATTAAAAAGAATGCCCGCAAATCCATTAAAAAGCACTTACCGAACCGGCGAGAATACTTGAAGGAAGAGGCTGCGGTAGCGCAGCAAGTAGAGCAAGCATTCCCATACTGGAAGGACAGGAGTTCCGAGGGCTATCAAGAAGCTATGGAAATCCTTCGTAACAGGCCAGACATTCGCAATCACCCAACATGGAAAGCAGACGTTAGCGTGTTTCAGCTAGGGTTACAGGCTTACCGGGAGATGGTGAACAACCCTACTCAAAAGGCAGCGGCGAAGAAGGCGGTTAAGAAAGCCCCCGGACAACCCGCCGCCCCGGCTGCGGCCCCGGCCACAACTGGCGCATCTAAAGCCCGTTCAGTTTCCGCGAGAAAAAACTTTGGTTCTGAGAATTCAGTGGATTCTTTAGCGACAATATTAGAATCGGACTATATGTAGTCCAAATTATTAGGGAAATATTATATTATGGCACTTCTTTTAGAACAAGGATACAACGGTCTTCAATCGGGTGGCCGAGAAGACTTATCCAACCTTATCGCAAATGTTGACGCAAAATCCACTGTTTTCACCAGTTTAGCAAAGAAGGGCAAGAAGCCCGGCAATGTTGCTATGGGTTGGCAGATGGATAAATTCTCTGCGGCAGCACTAGGCGGAACGGTGGAAGGTACTGATGTGGATATGACTTCTGCAAGCAGTTTTACCAGCCCCGCAGAAGATCGAGTATTGGCACAGAACTACGCGCAGATTTTCCGTCGCGTGTTTCGTGTTTCGAGCTTGGCAGACGAAATCCAAGTTGTCGCAGGCGTAAGGAACGAGCTTGCAAACGGTATCGCCAAGAAATTGGTGGAACTCAAGCGCGACATGGAGATGACGTTCTTGAACGATCAAGACGCACAGGCAGACGCAGGAGGCACAACTCCATATTTGACCAAAGCACTGGGTTCGTTCTTGGATGCTGACGGTCAAACTGGATCAGCTTGCGCTTTCCAAGTGAACTCGAAGTATTATTGCGCGAACAGCTTGCCCAACGGCGGAGCGACTACTACAACCCCCCCTACCGCTGCGGAGCTTACGGAGGGTAATGTTCAAGACGTTCTTAAAAAGATATACGAAGAAACTGGAGAGATTCGGGATTACGATGTTCTTGTTGGGACTGCGTTGAAGCGGGCATTCACTAGCTTCACCCAATCGGCAACCGGGTCTAATGATCGTCTTGCGATTAAGACGTTTAATCAAGCAGCCAGCGATAAGTCATTCATAAATGTTGTGGATGTTTTCGAGGGTGATTTTGGCCGGATGCGGGTACACCCCACGACACATATCTCGCAAACGTCTGGGGGCACTAACCGAAACTACCTTGGGTACATTATACCGTTTGACAAGGTGGAAATCCGTTATGGCAAATTGCCGCAGATTAAGGAACTCCAAGACAACGGTGGTGGCCCCGCAAGGCTCATTGAGGCTGTCGCGGCGTTGATAGTCACCAACCCTAAAGGCTTTGGTAAGCTGGACTGTACCGGATAAGTAATATGATTGGAGTCGAAGGTCTCAACGACGAATTGGCTTCAAGCGTAGCCGGTGTGTTGCGTGGGCAGATACAGCGCGAGTACGAGAGTGCTTATGCTGAGCAAGCCCGCGCCGCACACACGGCCAAGCGCGAAACTCGATCAGTGGAGGGGATGGGGGAACTCAAAGCGAGGATCAACCCCACCTCCTACCACTATTGGGGGAAGCGCGTCGGCTACAAGTGCTGGGATGACCGCAAGTTTATGAAAGAATACTTGAGGGACAATCCAGAGAGCCGAGTGAATGGGGTGAGCGGTAAGGTTCAAGTGGGGTATGGGGATAATAGGCCGATTGGCTATTACGACACTCCAGTTGGCCGCGTCACTTTTCGCAAAGTGTATGGGGTAAACGAGCGCGTCGAAGTAGATGCAAACGCTTAAATTCAGCACTGTTCTATATGGTACGGCGCAACTCGCCGGGCTGGATAGGGACAATTTACCGACACACTTCTTTAAGCAGGTTCGCGACTTGGCGAGCCAGAGGTTGTCGGTGGCATGGGACACGGAACGGTGGCCCAACTTGGTGCGCGTGGAGAGCGCGACAGTCACAACGGCGAGTGACATTAACACGGCCCCGTATCCGGCAACGGCGGGGATGATATTTCAAGTGTATCAGAAAGACCCCCGCGCAACGACAAACGCAGTTCCAGTTGGATATTCGTTGTATGACACCGGAACAGCGCAGCAAATAGTTTTATCCGACAACACCACGCCCGTTTATGTGGAGTTTGCGATCACACGACCTAGTTTCACGGGAGACACATACAGTGCCACCACAGACTACGCCGTGGATGACCAAGTTTACTATTCCACCACGGGACAATTTTACGACATGACGGTAGACGCGGTGGCTGGAACCATTCCGACCACAACGGCAAACTGGACAGTCGTCAGCATACCAAAGAATTTTGAGAACTACCTCATACGAGGAACTTATGCGGATTATTTGAGAGCAAACGGCCAGCTCGAAATCGCGGCACTGGAAGACCGCACCGCCGAAGCCTTCATCACCGTGGAAGCGGACAAGGTGTATAGGCAACAAGGCCAAGTTAAGAAACTTAATTTTGTAGGATATTAGAATTATGAAAGTACGAGCAGTAACAGGCGCAAGAACAATCACGGCGAATAGTAGCGGGACGTTTAAGACAATTACGTCAGCACTAGTCGCAAACGATTACCGAAAGTCATTCACCCTAACAAACATGGCTGTGGGCAAGTTGCTTGTAAATTTGTCTGGAGTCGATCCAACCGCAGCGGCTTGCCACTTCGTTCTACCGGGATGCACATCAGCCGCAGACGGCACGGGTGGCTCCTTGAGCGTGGATGGGTACGTTGGAGCCGTGACAGTTTTGGGAACGGGTGCTGGCGGCAGCTACTCGGTTGTCGAGTTCGGTTAAACTAAAATATCATGGGAGCAAAATTTAGCGGCGGTGGAGCCACAGTATTCCACGACAGAACAGACTCTCCCGGCGAGATAACAACCTCGCTGATCAACTCCACCGACGGTGCGGGATTGCACTTCGACGGGACGAGCGGGAATATCGAGATTGCGAAAGCTCCGTCTGACCCGCCGGACTTGGGGACGAAGTTTTCGTTTGAGTTGGTTGTGCAGGCGGATAGTTTTGGCAGCGCAAACCGTTGGCTCGTTGATTTTGGAACCGGTGGTCGATTTGTTTTCGGCAGCGATTCGAGTACTTCCTACAATCTCGGGATTTATGACAACACCTCTTGGAAGTCGTTAGGTGTTCAAGTATTGGATGACTTAATAGTTCATCATCTTTGTGTGACTGTCGATGGCACGGCGGCGATTCTTTACGACAACGGGAACCAAGTTGGCGC